AGAAGTAACTACTACTCGCAAGTACGCTGGCGATATTCTTACAAATATTCGTCGGTGGGATTCGAATAGTAATACTTCAAATGATAGTGTTACTATTAATAACACATTCAGTATTATCGCCGATAAGTTTGCTTTGGAGAATTTGGGCTCTATGAGATATCTCGAATATTTAGGCACTAAGTGGAAAATCACAAGTGCTGATATCGAGTATCCACGAATTAAATTGAGCGTTGGGGGTGTATACAATGGGAACTAGACTTGAACTGAGTGCTAAGCTCAGAGATATCCTCGGCTCCTCAAATGTATACTTTAATCCGCCTGAAAATCAGAAACTCAACTACCCATGTATCATTTATCGAAGAACCAACATTAATAAACTTCAAGCGGATAACAGTGCGTACCGCAAGATGAATGTTTATAGTGTTATGGTTATTGATTCCGATCCGGAAAGTGAGTTTCCTGATAAGATCGCGGAGCTCCCAATGTGCTCGTTTAATGCATCCTACATAAGCGATAATCTGTATCACAACGTTTTTACATTGTATTATTAAGGAGGACAACATATGTCTAAATTGGTTTGGGATAAGTCCGGCGAGCGTTTCTATGAGACTGGCGTTTCCAAGGGTGTTCTGTACCTGCAGGATGACTCGGCCGCATATACTACTGGTGTTGTGTGGAATGGTCTGACTGGTGTTACCGAGAGCCCCGAGGGCGCTGAGGCTAATGACTTCTATGCAGATGACATCAAGTATGCTTCGATCCGTTCTGCTGAGAACTGGAAGGGTACCATCGAGGCATACACCTATCCTGAGGAGTTTGCCCAGTGCGATGGCAGCGTTGCTGTTGCTAAGGGCGTATACATTGGCCAGCAGAAGCGTAAGGGCTTTGGCTTTAGCTGGGTGACTCAGATTGGCAATGATACCGCTACCGAGTCTGATGATGGCTACAAGATTCATCTGGTCTATGGCTGCACTGCTTCTCCGTCTGAGAAGGCCTACGAGACCGTTAATGACTCTCCCGATGCGATTACTTTCTCTTGGGAAGTTGATTCGACCCCGATGAATGTGACCGGTCATAAGGCTACTTCGACCATCACCATTGACTCTACTAAGGTCGATGCTACCAAGCTGAAGACTCTGGAGGATAAGCTGTGGGGTACTGATGATGCTGAGCCCACTCTGCCTACTCCGGACGAGATCATCGCTATCTTCGCTGAGGATAAGTAATTAATTTAAACCTAAGTTCTATTATTGGGGTCGTATTCAGTTAGGCTGGCGACCCCTTTCTTTTTTTTTATTGAAAGGAGAAAGCTTTTATGCTGAAACGTACTATTACCTATACTGATTATAATGGTGTCGAGCGCACTGAGGACTTTTACTTCAATCTGACCCAGGCTGAAATTTCTGAGATGGAACTGTCTCATGATGGTGGTCTGACTGCTATGATTGATCGTATCGTAAAAGCTAAGGATCAGTCTCAGATTATTAAGGTGTTCAAAACACTTCTGTTGTCTGCATATGGTCAGAAGTCCGAAGATGGTCGCCGGTTTATTAAGAATGATGCTGTTCGCGAAGAGTTTGCTCAGACCGAGGCATATAGCATCATCTTTATGGAACTTGCCACTGATGATCAGAAGGCCGATGAGTTTATTAAGGGTATTATGCCCAAAACTGCAGTCAAACCGGCTCTTCAAGTGTCGCAGAGCAATTAATTAGAAGATAACGAGGACGAGGAGAATGCTTGAGATTACTATTCCTGGTTCAGAAAGTTTTGACGAGAGAACTATGACATTCAGCAAAACCGAAGACAAGACTATAGCTCTTGAGCATTCTCTCGTATCTCTTTCAAAATGGGAGTCAAAATGGTGCAAACCTTTTCTATCGACTGAAAAGACGTTCGAAGAAACAATTGACTACATTCGTTGTATGACTATTACAAAAAATGTCGATCCAAACATTTACTATAATCTTACAGCGGATAATATAAACAAAATAAAAGATTACATGCAAGCTCCTATGTCGGCTACTACAGTTAATCATAGGAATCAAACTAGAGGAAGAAGTAGAGAAATACTGACTGCCGAGGTCATATATTACTATATGATCTCCCTAAATATACCTTTTGAGTGTCAGAAATGGCATTTAAATAAGTTATTTAAGCTTATCGAAGTATGTAGCGTTAAGAATGCGCCTCCGAAAAAAATGAAGAAAGGCGATATTATGCGAAGGAATGCGGCGTTGAATGCTCAACGAAGGGCGCAACTAAACACAACGGGGTGATTTATATGGAAATTAAAGGTATTGACGTAAGCAGTTGGCAAGGTTCATTTGACTGGGATACGGTTAAATCTGAACTTAAACGAATTAACAACAATGCGAATGATGGATTCGTTATTGTTCGTCTTGGTCATAGTTTGAAACATGGCAAGGGTGGCCTTGTAAAAGATAAAGTTGCGGCTCATAATATGTCCGAATGTAATAGACTTGGAATTCCGATGGGTGCTTATGTCTATAGTTATGATCATAGCGCCGAAGCTGCTAAAATTACCATGCAACAAGCTATCGAGTTTATTAAAGATTATAAAGTTGAATATCCTGTAATCTATGACATTGAGTTTGAAACATTTAACAAAAATTGCGGAAAAGCTAAAAATACAGCTATTTTCAAAGGTGCGCTTGAAGTTGTAGAAGCTGCTGGCTATTATGCTATGGCATATGCTAGTAGAAGTTTCTTTCTGAATTACACTAATTTGTCGGAGCTTAATGCTTATGACAAATGGGAAGCAGCATACGTTAAAACCGATACGGATGCTGTTCCGAATGGTATTTGGCAACATGATAGCGTTAATTCTTTTGGTATCAAAGGGTCTGATTTGTTTGTAGGAAATCTGGATTGCGACATTTCTTACAAAGACTATAAGTCTATTATTACTAAGGCGAAACTCAATAACCTTAAGTAAGGTGATGTCATGGTTACATTTAAACAAAAAGGTGATTTTAAGAAAACTGAAACGTTTTTAAAAAAGATCACCCATAAAGATTTGTACTCACGACTAGATGAATTTGGACAAATGGGTGTGGATGCTCTGGCAGAGGCTACACCGAAAAAGACAGGCTTAACTGCGGCATCTTGGTATTATACTATCGAGAAAACAAAAGGCAGCGTTGCCATATATTGGAATAACTCTAATATTCAGAACGGCGTCAATATAGCCGTCATGCTAGAATATGGTCACGGCACTGGTAATGGCGGTTATGTTGTGGGTAGAGAGTATATTACCCCTGCCATTCAACCAATATTTGATAAAATAGCGGATGAGATATGGAAGGGGGTTGTGGATGATTGAGTAAGAATGTTGACGAACGCGTTGTTGAAATGTCGTTTGATAACGCTAGATTTGAAAAAAATGCAAGTGAAACATTAAGTACTCTTGATAAGCTCAAGGAGAAATTAAACTTTGAGGGTGCAGTCAAGGGTTTCGATAAGCTCGAGGATGCTATCGGAGACGTTTCTTTTGACGGACTAAATGGTGGAATTGAAAACACATCTAGTAAATTTTCAGCTTTGGAAGCAGTAGCTCTCGGCGCCCTTATGAATATCGGCTCGCAGATCGAGAGTACTGCACAGAAATTAGTCAGTAGTTTAACAATTGATCAAATTTCTGCTGGTTGGTCTAAGTATGAGCAAAAAACCTCTTCTGTTCAGACAATTATGAACTCCACTGGAAAGTCAATGGAGGAAGTTAACGAACAACTTGATAAACTGAACTGGTATACCGACGAAACTTCTTATAACTTCCTCGATATGGTCAGTAATATTGGTAAGTTCACTTCAAACAGTGTAGAATTGGGCACTGCCGTTACTGCCATGCAAGGTATTGCTAACTGGGCAGCTCTTTCTGGTGCAAATGTTAATCAAGCGAGCGCTGCTATGTATAACTTAGCTCAGGCGATTTCTGTTGGTTCGGTTAAACTTATTGACTGGAAGTCTATTGAGAATGCCAATATGGCCACTACTGAGTTTAAGCAGACCGTTATTGATACTGCTGTGGAACTTGGTACACTTAAGAAGACTACTAGTGGTTATGCAACTGTCGCAAAAGGCACCGCAGTCTCCGTAACTGATTTCAATAGCGCTTTGTCTGAAGGTTGGTTTAGCTCGAATGTTCTTTTGAAGTCGCTTAACGAGTATGGCAGATTCTCGGAAGCTCTTTATGGTGCAATGGATCTGGTTGAAGTCGATACAACTAGTGAAATGATCAGCCTTGTGGAAGCTTATAAAGATGGTTCGAAGTCAGTTGAAGAACTTTCCGAAGAAATGGGTACTTCTCTTGCTGATACCAAGCTCATCATGGATACATTGTCTGATAGTACCATGGAACTTAGTATGAAAGCATTTAAAGCTGGTCAGGAAACAAAGACACTGTCTGAAGCAATTGCTTATGTAAAAGAAGCAGTTAGCTCGGGATGGATGAATACCTTCGAACTGATCTTTGGCGATTATGAAGAAGCAAAGAAACTGTGGTCTAATCTCTCCGAGACATTATATGGCGTTTTCGTAGCAAGTGGTGAAGCTCGAAATGAACTTCTCGAAGGAGCTCTTGATAACTCTGCAGAATTTGTTACTAAGGACGATTGGGATGGCCTCACTGAAGGTCTCGATATTACTGAAGATCTTCAAAATGGGATTGTTTCTTTTGCTAGAGAAAATGGCGTGGCAATTGATGACCTGATCAGTCAATATGGTTCTTTTGAAAAATCTCTTAAAGACGGTTGGTTAACTAGTGATTTGTTCACTAATTATGTTGTAAATCTTCTTAATTCCACCGATGAAGAGTCGGAGACATTAAAAGATTTTGCTTCTGATATTGATGATACATCTTCTTCTCTTTCTGAACTTGTTGATAAACTTAATAGAAAGAGTGGTAGAACTCTTCTCCTAGAATCTATTAAGAATTCTTTTGATGCAGCATGTAAAATTGTAGGTGCATTTAAAGATGCTGTTTCTGATGTATTTCCAGCTATTACCTCTGAAGGCATTTATAATGCCATTGAGAAAGTAAATGAATTTACAGAAAGTTTGATTGCTAGCGATGATGCAGTTTCAAAGTTTAAAAACGGTTTCGAAGGAATTTTGTCAGTTATTCGCACAGTAGGTCAAATTGTTGCTTCGTTTATTAAAGTAATAGCGAAAGGTTCAGAAGTATTTGAGGGAATCAGCACAGTAGCACTTTCTATTTTTAATCTTTTAGGTAAGATTGTAACAGAAGTAATAAATGCTACTGCTGAAACTGGAGCCTTTATTAGTGTTGGCGATCTGCTTTACAATGTTGTTTCGAGACTTGTAACTAAATTTAATGAGTTTGCAAATAAAATTGCAGCAGTTATTGATCAACTTAGTAATTCGACTCTAATTCGTAAATTTGCAACTACTGCTAAAACGATCGGAACAACATTTACAAGTATTATTTCTTCTATTGAGGAAATAATTTTTGGTTATTCTAAGAAGACTGATGATGCTACAGAAGCAACAGACAATTTTGGAACTGCTCTTGAGAATACTTCTACTATTGGTAGTACAGTTATTAAAGTGATTACCAATCTGTTGAATGGAATCAATACAATCATTCAGAAAATAAAGACTAGTCAAGCCGTTGCCAACATTAGTACTGCTTTCAGTAATCTTAAAGAGTCTTTACAGCCATTAGTTACATCTATCATCAATTTGTTTAATACCGTTAAGACATCTTTTGTATCTCTGTTTTCTTCAATTACCGGAAAAACAAATATTTCTGATATTATAGTAACAATGCTTGAAACTATAATTAACGGAATTGCAACATTGATTGAGTGGCTTGCGACTCTTATTACATTAGTAAATCGAAGTGGAATATTTGATACTATTGGAAATGGAATTACTTATGTATTTCAATCAATAAGAAATGGTATTAGTGGAAGTACTGAAAATTCCAACTTTATTAGCAATATTTTCTCTCAACTTTCTAAATTTTCTGATTTTTTAGTGGCATCTGCAAAGGATTTTACTAGCTTAAATCTATTTGATGCTATTAAAACTGGTTTGAACAATGTAATAACAGCATTTGATAACCTAGATAATAGTGTGACCAATACCTTAAAGCCAGCAATTGAGTCTATAAGAGAATTACTTGGAGGGGATGAAGCTCTATTTAATATTATTGGACTTGCTGAAATTTTCTTTTTGGTAAAAGCTATAACGTCTCTGGTTGGACAATTTAAAACATTAACTGGAGTTACAGAGGCTCTCTCTAACATGATGAAAGCTTTTGGAACAGCTGCTAAAGATTTTGCAAAGGCCGCTGAATGGAAAGCTCTTGGCGAGATGATCAAAGACTTTGGCATTGCTATCGGAATCGTAGCTGCGTCTGTATTTGCTCTTAGTTTCGTTGATACAGGAAAGCTTATTGGTGCAGCAGTGGCAGTTGGAATTATGGCTTCTGCTTTAGCAATTATGATGAAATACTTTAGCGGGATCCAGAAAAATGTTAAAGATTTACCAGCGGCAGCCACTATTCTTGCTTTTGCTGCAGCTTTAGACATGCTTGTTATACCAATTGCTGTTTTAGCTTTAGTTCCGTGGCAGAAATTGTATAAGTCGACATTTGCTGTTTCAGCATTACTTATTGCATTGGGCGGAGCTGCTAGAATAATGGGAAAACAAGCAAAGGGTGCTGCTGTAATACTAGCAATGAGTGTAGCGCTTAATGCTTTAGTTATTCCAATTATAGCATTGACTAAAGTCGAATCAGTTGCACTAGCACAGGCATTGACCACCCTAACAGTTGCTCTAATTGCATTGGCTTGGGCTGGCCCAGAAATAAGTGTTACGTTGAGCTCTCTTGCTACTGCTTTGATTAAGTTCGCATTGAGTGTAGCGGCTATTGGCATATCAGTTCCAGTATCAATTTTGTTATTTGTGGCTGCGATTGAAAAGTTGAAATCAATTAACACAACAGCTGTAAACTTTAAAGCAATGATCGAAACCATTGTTGTTGCGTTGGTAATATTGGCAGCTGCTCTAGCAGGTTTATATTTTGCGTCTCCTTATATTACTCCTATTATTCCATTACTAACAAAACTTAGTAAGGCATTAAAGAATATAGTTGTTGCTATTGCAGGTCTTGCATTAGTATCTGTATTACTTAGTGGATTTACAGACGAAATTGCTTTGGCAATGACCAATTTAATTAATACAATGGCACAAGTTATCATCAATACATCTGGTAATGTCGCTGAGGCTTTTGTAACAGTTCTTGATGCAATTTTAGTTGCTATTGCTGGACATGCTGAATCTTTACTCGAAGCTTTGTGGACTATAATTGAAGCAATGCTTAAAGCTATTGCTGGACGAATGACTGCCTGGGAAGTAAAATTCATGGATGAGCACTTTATGGGTTGGTTGGTGTCCGATGAAGCACGAGAAGAAGCAAAAGAATATGGATATGAAGTAGCCGATGGTGTTATTGAAGGATATGAACAAAGAATGTCTGAAAACCAAAGTGGATCTAAATTTTCTGCTTGGGCTGAAGCATATGGAAATTCTAGCGATTATGATAAAACGGTAAAGAAAGCAAAAATTGCCGGATCTACTGCTTTAAATATATCTGGATTAACCACACCTTTAAAACTTATAAAAGAAATCGGTGAATTTTTCGTTGAAGGTTTTACAAATGGAATAATAACAAGTAATAGCAAACTTACCGCTGTGGCGGTCAATGAAGTTTCCGGAACGGCAACCGAAACTTTAGAAGAAGATTTAAAGATAAATTCTCCTTCTAAAGTTACTTATGAAACTGGAGTATTCTTTGTTGAAGGTTTAGCCAATGGTATAGAAGACAATGTTAGTATTGTTAGCAGTAGTGTTTCTAAGTTAGCCGATTCTGCGAAGGAGCCTTTGAGTGGGATTAATAAAGAACTCGGTATCTCAACAAGTAATAGTGTAACTGACGGTATTTCCGATGGAATGAGTAATAATTCGTCTGATGTAACTAACAGTATAGTAACAATAATTGATGATGCTGAAGTTCCAATGGCCTCGGCTTCTGAAGTAGTTGGAGAAAATGCTGCTGATTCTTTAACTTCCGGAATAATTTCAAAATTGGGGCAAAACGCTGTTAAAACAAGAGCCGCCATCATTAATAGTATATTTTCATCAAGCAATAATAGTAATCTTGGTCTAAATAAACTAACAAAGACGACAAATACTCTTAGTTCAAAATTTGAAGAAAAATTTACATCGGCGGTTAAAGAAGGCGCTTCTGGTTTAACTTCTGCAACTTCTGATAGTGCAGATGAAACTGCTTCTAATTGGCAAACCGAACTAGTAAACAATGTAGAAGAAATTTTGGATGAGCCTAGTTCCGCAGTTCAAAATTGGCTTGAAAATTTAAATAAGCAGATTGAAACCGGCGTATCTAGTGCTACATCTGGAACTAGTTCTTCCACTACAAAAAATGCTATCGTTGAACTTGGTATCAAGAATGGCGAGTACTATGTCAAAGGTCTTACTAGCGGTATCACTGATACAATGAATTCCGAAGAGATTGCCGAAAAGAAAGCATCTAACATCCAGACAGCATTTAACAAAGAGATCGACAAGCTTGATCTTAGTGAGACTGCTTCTGATTTGGATTACGAACTTTGGGCCAATCTCTACGAAGAAACTGCCGATGCTCAAGAGTTGTATGCTAAGAAAACTGCAAAGATTTCTAAGAAGATTGATGCTCAGACCAAAAAGATGGATTACTATCAGGCTGAGTACAACATGATGGTTAAAGAGTTCGGCGAGAATAGCAAACAGGCTCAGCAAGCTTATAATGATATGATTCAGTCTCAGATTGATTTGAATACATTGAATGACGAGCTTAAAGAGACAAATCTTATTGTGTACGATAAGATGATGGAAAACTATTCGAACGATCTGAACACTCTTACGACCAAAGCCAAAACTCTTGATGCTGAAGAAGAGTATCTCCAAGCAATTTATGGTGATAGCACGATTGAGGAAAGTAAGAAGTTCACAACTGGTGCTTATTATCTTAAGAAGTATGGAAATGCTCTACAACAAGTTAGCATTTATAAGGAAAAGTACAATGAAATCTCTAGTGAAGAATACAAAGCCGCGTTCCTTGAAGCTGGCGGTACTGAGTTAGAGTATAATGAAGCTCTTGCGGAAGCTTACCAAGATCTTGTTGGTGCTAAAACTGACTTCGTTGACGATTGGAATGAAATTGGTTCTACTCTTAAGATTCCGAAAGTTTTGATTAGTCTTGGCTCAAATATTTCTGCTCTTGTTGCTGATAACATTGATAATGCAGATTTCCAGGACGGTCTTAAGAAAGTTTCTAAGGGCATTACTAAATTCACCAGCAAGTACATTGGCGAAGAAGCTACACAAAGCATTGTAGATGGAGTAACATCCTTCTTCGATGGCGGTGGTACCGATGTTCTTTCTGATGCATTGACAATGGGCTGGAGTTTCTACATGGGTGATGTCTCTGGTGGTATTACTGGAGCATTTCAATTAGTAGGTGATCTTTGTGGGACTGAATTTGGTAAGTCTATTCTAAATGGTATTTGGAGTTGGCTTAATAAAGACGGCGGAATCGTGCAAACACTTAAAGGCATAATTAGTAATATTCCGGAAGGTAGTGGCTTATGGGATACTATTGAATATGTTGGAAGCAGTATCGGTTCCAATCTTTGGAGCTGGGTGACAACAACATTGGGCTCTACTAAAATTGGAACTACCCTTTCTAGTGTCGGTTCAACTATCGGCGGGTTCTTTACCGATATGGGTGGTACTGTTACTAGTTTAGCATCTAGTGTTGGACTCGATCTTAGTGGTATTGTGGCTTCGTTTGGAGCCGCGGTTCCATATGTTGCTGCTGCCGGCGCTGCAATTATAGCTGGTCTTGCAATAGACGATAACATTATTCAGCCATTTAGAGAGGATCTCCAGGGAATGTCAAAGGACGCAAAAGCAGCCGGTAAAAAGACTGAAGGTGCATTTCTTGATATCGCATCTGGCATGGTGCAGATAATTAATCCTGTTTCCTTTATCAAAGGTTTGTTTACTGGAGAGACATGGGAAGCATATGGTGAAATTTGGGGAGGTCTTGGAGAACTTCTCACTGAAGCTTTTGAAGGCATTGGTGGTGTTATTTCTAACATTTGGGATGGCATTACTAGTGTTGCTGGAGCTGCATGGGATGGCATTACTGGCATTGTTAGTGGTGCTTGGAATACTATTACTGGTGTTGTTAGTACTGTTGGCGGAGCCGTTGGTAGTGTTGTATCCGGTGTATGGAATGGCATCACAACTGTCGCTTCTACTGTATGGAATGGCGTAACTGGTATTGTTAGTGGTGCTTGGAATGGCATCACTAGTGTCGTCAGCACCGTTGGTAATGCAGTAGGTAATACTGTATCTGGTATTTGGAATGGTATTAAGTCTGTTACTTCTACGGTATGGAATGGTATCACTGGCACAGTTAGCAGTGCTTGGAACGGCATTAAAGAGACTGTTGGCGGAGTTGTATCTTCTGCGGTTGAGACTGGCAAGAATGTCGTTAATGGTGTTGTTAATGGTGTAACAAGTCTTGCTGGAGCCGCATGGGATGGTATTACAAGTGTTGGTAGTAGTATTGTTAATGGATTCTGTAATTTCTTTGGAATTCATTCTCCTTCGACAGTTATGGCTGAACTCGCAAAGTTCCTTGATCTTGGTTTGGCTAATGGTCTAACAGATAATGCAAACTTGGTAACTGACGCTAGCGGTACTGTTGGTAGTGGTATCTATACTGCCGTTTCCGAAGCTCTTGATACTGTTGCTGCTTTAACTGATTCTGATATAGAATACAATCCGACTGTTACTCCTGTTGTGGATCTTGGAGATCTTCAAAACAGGGTAGGAAATGCTATTAGTGTGGCGACAGATCTTGTTACTAGCGATGCATTTAAGAATCTTGGGTTCGAGATTGGTGACATTAATGTTGGCGATAATAATGATGTTATCGAAGCAGTTAACCGACTCGGTGATAAATTCGATACTATGACCGAAGCAATCTCTAATATGAAACTTGTTACTGAGACTGGTGCTCTTGTTGGTCAAATTATTGAAACAATAGACAGCAGCCTTGGGCAAATTGTAGGTTATACAGAACGGGGGATGTAAATGTATCATTCGGTTACTTTTGGAAGCAAAAATACTTGGACAGATTGGCATTTGATTCCCGATACTCGTCCTCTGTTTCTGCCTCCTGAAGTTAATACGAGATTCGTTGATATTCCTGGCGGGAATGGCTCACTGGATTTTACTGAAAGTCTGGTGGGCCATCCCACTTATAAGGATAGAAGCGGATCTATGAATTTCACAGTTGATAATGGCCATGAATCTTGGGAAGTTATTTATAGCAACATTCTCAACTATTTACATGGCAAGAAATTGAAAGCAGTTCTTGAAGACGATCCGAATTACTACTATGAGGGTCGATTCAGTGTAAACAAATGGACGTCTAGTAAAGATAATTCTAAAATTGTCATCAATTATGACGTTTATCCATATAAAAAAGATACTAGAACTGCAGTTAATAAGACTATTACACTCAACGATGGAAATAATAATTACGGTTCAGTCACTTTAGTTGGTCTTGATGAACCTGTAGTTCCGACTTTTCAGGTATCTTCTATGACAGAGGCAACATTTGTAAAAATAAATAGTGGCACAGCGTACCAATTTGGAAGTAACGGACTAAATATTATTCCAAAAATTGAAGTTATTAAAGGTAATAACCTTGTAGAATTTACAGGAACTGCAACTGTAACTATTGACTACATTGGGGGAACATTATAAATGTATACTGTTTACGCTGATGGATCATGCATCTACGCTCCGAATACAGGGCGAAAAGAATTAGCACTTTCTAATCCAAAGATTACATATGAAAAGAATAAGGCTGGTAAATTTGAGTTTACTATGCCGAAGGGTAATGTTGGATATGACAGTCTTCAGAAGTTGAGAACAATCATTACAGTATATGACGACGATACTGAAATTTGGAGAGGCCGAGTTCTTAACGATACTAATAGCTTTTATAACGAAAAGAAAGTTGTATGCGAAGGCGAGCTGGCATTTCTGAACGATGGTCTTGTGATGCCGTATGATCATGATAATGAGGGAATTGCATATACACTTCAAGATCATTTCAACTATATTGTAAATGACGGTTATTACAAAATTTGTAGTGATTACCGAAAAATCTATCCTGGTAAAGTTTACAGCAGAGTAGTGAATGACCAAACTGTAGATGGCAATACTATTATAAACAAAAATACTGTAGATGATAATTCGGCAATCAGTACAAATAATTTTGTTGTCAAATCTACAAGTCATCAGAATCCGTTATCTGTGCTGTTGACAATGATTGACAAATGGGGTGGATATCTTAAAATCAGAGATGACTCTACTTATGGCCGTGTTATCGACTGGTTTGCAGATGGTGTAACTCCTAGTAACACTGCTCCTCAGCAAATCGTGTTTGGCAATAATATGCTCGACTTGTCGAATTATATTGATGCTACAGATGTGTTTACATGCTTGTATCCATATGGTAAACAGAGTGATGACGGTTCCTATGCAAATATTAGTGTTGTTAATTTTGATACTAGAACTTGGATGCAGCAATATATATTTGCCGACGACAAGTATATTGAGATGTTTGGTAGAATCAATAAGGTTCTGTATTACAACGATCTTGAGTATCCTAGACTAATTCTTAATGCAGCTAAAGCAGACCTGGCAAAATCGGTTGCAGCCGATATTAAGAGTATTAAACTTTGCGAGTATGTTAAAGTCGTATCACCTCCTCATGGTATTGATGACTATTATCAGTGTTCTAAAATCACTCTAGATCTTGAGAATCCGGCGAATACTAAGTATGAGATTGGTTATGATTCTAAGTCATTGTCATCTCGTCAAAATGCGACCAGCGATACAGCGAGTTCTGCATCTTCTACTGCAAATAAGGCAGCCAGTGATGTTGTGGTAATTAAGAACGATGTGGAATCCGTTAAAGCCAATAAACTTGATGTCGAAGAGGCAAAGATTACATACGCAACAGTCGAGAGTCTTGAAGCAACAAATGAAGTAGTAGAAAACCTAAAAGCTAATTCTTTAACCGCTGATAGTGCAGTAATTACTTCTCTTCAG